TTAATTAGGGTACTTTATCGGCATATCTAGTATTAAACCGTCTATACCATGACTACTAGCGTAACATCTGTCTTTTTTTTCATTCCGCTCCCTCCCATTGACGAGCATCATTTTATATAGAAATCCAAGCTTACGAATAACCTCACTTGCAATAGCAACACCCTGACTTGCCACTTTATATACTTCTTCTGTAGAAACTCCGTATTCTTTTTCAAATGTTGCCTTCAGTACGTTCGATTCTTGTTTACTCGATTTATTCATTGCCGTTTTTCCAATTCTCATTAATCAATAACATTTTAAGTCGATTTTCTGAACTTATGTATCAATGATCATATAGCTTGAAACCGTTCTTATTATACTGTAGTAATCTACGTATCTAAGCAACCCTTCATTTTTGTATAAGTCTTTTATTACCGATCCCCCCTTCAATCTCATTTTTTTCTCATAATCAATGAATAATGATAAGATAAATATATTGCAAAAGAGAAAAAATAAAGGGGATATAACTTTGTTATTTATTAGTAAAATTTTATTCTGGGTTACTTGTGCATATAAAATTATTGTTCTACATTGTTTAAAAACATGACGTAAAAAAGATTGTTTACTGATCGTCTCATCCCTCCCATTTATCTATTTCATGATTCAGATTTGGGATGATTCAGATACTGATCCCCTTTTTTTATCCAATTATTTAGTTGGTTTAGTATTTTCGATAGTATTTTTTATTTGCATACTAATTTATCTGAATACAAAAAATTAAGTTTTCCAGCTCTTAGGGCTGGCTTTTTTTGTTTCTAGTCTATTTTTTCTGAAAAAGTTACTTGAATAAATACACTTTTTGAGAGATTATAGCCAAACTATTTTTTAAAACAGCTAAGAATTTTGCGCTAACTTAAGCGACATCACTCAGTTTATACATGGATTCTTTTGACTAATCCAAAGTTGTTTCCGACTAATCCTCTGATTCCATGGCATCCAAAACATGATTAGATGGACACCTATTCTCATATTACAAATAAAATGAGAATTGAAATGGTAGATATCATGGAGAATTTTACCAACAAAAAAACCACCGGTGACATTCCGGTGGCAAACCCATGTAAATATGGTATTTTTTTCAGTATTGTCAAATAGACCTCTTACTACTTCTTACTTTCTTCTTCGTCCATTTTCAGAACGGCCATGAAGGCTTCTTTTCGCAATAATCTAACTGTACTATTCTCTATTAATCTAAGATAGTCTCTAAGCTTTTAGTATTAAAGGTTATAAAGGAACTAAATAATCTCTTCTATCTTTAGGTCATTTCAAAACACCTGAGAAAACCTCAGTCATCGGTGGCAAAATGGTGGCAATATTTTTTTGCTGCATTATTAAAAATAGTAACAAAAACTTTATCACGATCTTTCCATTTACATCATTATCTTACCAATTTCATTTTCAATTCTATCTAGAACTCTTTGTATTTCAGATCTAACATTGTAAATATCTTCAATGTACTATTGCGCTGTATAATTATCTGGTATTTTATTATCACTAGGACTAGTGTCTTTAATTTCTAACAACCCTAATATTTGGTCGGGATACATATCAATTACCTTAACTTTCAAAGAAGATGCGTATAACCAAGATATTTTAATAGAAGGTAAGACACAATTATGGTTTAAATTTGACCCTTCGAATAGATTTATCAAAGATTTTTATAAAGTATGGAATTCAGAAGTTTTCTTTTTAGCAATCGAAGATAGCTTATTAATCAATCTCTACTATTCTAATAAGAACTATTTCAAAATTCCTGCTGCGAAAACTAGAATGAAGAAAGACGTATATTTTTTGTTTGATATCGTGACTGACGTGCCAGACGCTCGAAGCGATCATCGGCGTTATGACTATATAAAGTATACTTTCGTTGATCCAGAAAGATACAAAGATTAAAGTAGGCTACCTAAAAAGGTAGCCCGGAACGGATTTTATCACCATACTTATGAAAGGAGATATTTTTTAAGTTAGTATTAAGATTGTGTAATATGATGATATCTATATTTTATAGTATCAGTGCTATAAAATCAAAAATAAGTCACTAATTAACTATCACTCCAATTATAAGCCTTTTTTCTCACTTTTTTTCAAAAATATGGTATGCTTTTTAATGGCTTCAAATATAAAAGAGTTTAAAGCGTAACACACTTTTGGGGAGTGGTTTTTGGGGAACGCTTTAAACTCTTCTTTATTATTATCTCACAATATAACCCAAATGTCTTTCTATTTTAAAAGTCAAAGTAAAACTTTTCAAATATACAGAAGTATAACTATGTGAAACATCCTTTCATTAATCCATAAAAGAATACATAAAAAAGCCACTCATTTGAGTGGCAATGAAGAAAAGCTTTAGCTTGTATAATACTCTTCAAAAAAATTCTAACACAGAACGATTCAAATGGCTACGTTAATGTACCCTGTAGGACTCGAACCTACGACTGGACGGTTATGAGCCGTCTGCTCTGACCAACTAAGCAAATGGTACAAAATACATATAGCAATATATCCTCCAATAATGAAATAAAATAAATATTTGGTATATGTAAATTTAAAACACCATAATTGAACTTGGAAAAATAACAAAAAATAAGTTCCTTTATTACTATTTTTCACATAAACAATTCAATAGTTAAAACTGACTTATTGGTTTATTATCTGCCTCTTTTAACACATAAATATCTGCTAAAACATTTACTTTTCTTACCTCTAATCCATGTTTAGATATAGACCGTAATTTTTGTTTAGATATTTTAGTAATATAAATGCCTTTTTCGGTTGAAAAAACATTGTAACTAAAAAGATTATATACTGGGTTCATAAATATTTGATCGTTCTTAACATAAAAAGTTCCTATAACTATAAATAAAACAAAATTAACGATCAAGCTTCTGGGACTGTAAATATCCATCGTAATCAGTGGAACAATATAAGTTACAATATATCCCATCGTATCTTCCCTAACAAATTCAGCATCTTCTAATTTGGAAATAATACCATCTTTTTTTGTATAAATAAAAAAAAACAATATACATCCAAAAAGAGAAATAAAAACAAAAACTATTAAGCCCCACCAAAAAATAGATTGTGGAATATTGGAGAAGTTAAATTGACTACAAAATATATCAGATGAAAACTTCTTCTTTTTATCAAATACCTTAATATTTTGCACACATAACAGCAAATAAAGAGGCATGAATGAAGACATATAAAAAAGGAATTTCTGTATCGTTCTCACTTTGCTATCTCCTTTTTCTAGAGTTCCTCCCCATATCTTTGTTGAATTAATGATTGATAATATCCATCGGAGATACATCCTAATATATGGTTCCTAGAATCCCTATTTAAATTATAAGTAATTTGGTTATTCTCAAAAATTATATCCAAATCGAAGTGCTCAATAACTTTTGGTAAATGTTCTAAATGATTAAAAAAACCACTTAGTCTACCAGGCGTATTCAAAATCTTAGTCATTCTTCTTGCAGCAAGTTTATCATTAAGACAATCCTCACAAAATTCATCAAAGTTGCTTATGACATGCACATCAGAAATTTTTTTTAATGCTATTTGCGCTTGCTGGTTAAAATAATCGTTTAGTTTAAAAATTGTTTGCAATGCGAACCTATTAACTATCAAAGCTTGATTATCAAAAATCATTATATCTATATCTCTATCGATTCCAAAAAAATCATCTGTTTCAATTTTTCTAAAAGTGTTATCTATAAAATGTCCCAATAAACCATTTCTAATTTTTTTCATTTTAGTAAATCTTCTAAAGATTAACAAATTCCTCCCGTTATTAGAAAATTCAAAAACATAATAGTTTACACGCTCAATATCTATATCTTTGACATCTCCAACATAGTTATCGCTATTTCTCAGGTCTGCTAACACATCAATTATATGAGCCGTTGCTAAATCAGAGATTTGTAAAGTACCTTCAACTACAACACTCGGATCATAAACCCTTTGCTCTAAATCGAAAAATTTATTGTCTAAACTCTCACAAAAGAAATTTTTTAAGTTTTCTCGCATACCTACAATAATTTCTGGGGTATAGATATCAATACCATTACCAACTTTTTGTACCACTTTCATTGTTATACTATCAGTATTGGCAGTATCTAGATCACGCATGAATCTTCTAATCTCATCAATATTCATTAAATATTCCCTCTCTCAAAAAATAATATCTGCTAACATAATTAAACCAAAAGAAAGCCCTAAAGACAATAGCCTCTGGGCTTCTTAGCAGATATAATCTTTGAGGATTATAAAATCACTTTAACACACGGGGAACATAAGTTCAAGTTAAACGTTTATGATATTAAAACAACATTTTGTGATATTCATAACATTAAATTTGTAACAAAAATGTTATATATGATTCCAAGTACCGCCCCTCATCGAGGGGCTTTTTTCATCGTTTAGGAATATTTAAATACCAACGTTTGTCATGGAAATCTTGTGCTCCGCCTTTAGTGTTCCCTCCTGGATCATTCGTTGCACGCATCATGACATAGACTTTCTTATTAGGAAAATTACGCATATTGAAAGATATATGATAACCAACGTTTCCAGAAGTATTATAAGCTTGGTTTACATTTGGTCTATAAATTCCGTCAGCTCTTACTCGAGCTAATTCTTTCCCAGTATTGTAATCCATAATGAAAATATACTCGTATTTATAGTTAGCAATGTGCCATCCAGCCACATGCAAGTTTGCGTTTTCGATTTCTCCGAACTGATCAATGTGGGCGTAATTCGTTCCATCTGTCAACGTAGGATTTGCAGCACCTGCTCTAGTTGGATCAATGACAGGCTTGCTCTTAGAAGTCGTTGGATTTTTATCTGTAAAACCATGAGCTAAATCGTAAGCCAGTTTTTCCTTACTTATACCCATTTCTGATAAGTATCCATAAGGGTCGGTGTGATCTCCGCCATAAGTGTTCGTTACCCATAAATGTGATTTAACACCTTTATTTGGATATGGAGTATCTAACGTCATTGGAATATTAAACTGTTTACAGTAATCACGAATCAAATCAACGTAAGCTCGATAATTCTTTTCAAACAAGCCGCGATCGTAGGTATGCTGTAATTCAATTTGTGCCGGAGCATATGGATTCGCATTCAGTGCACCCCAAGAAACATAGCCTGGTTCTCCTACTCGGTAAACAATCCCTCCGTCTCCAACAACATCAGTTGTATAAGGCCTAATACCATTATAATTATTCTTCATATTATCTGCTACATTACGCGCAGGAGCAAGTGTCGCAGTTTCATGGATGAGAATATAATTTTGATAAGCTAATCGAGAATCGCCCTGGTTAGATGCCAAATTAAATTCATTGTTGATCGTATAAGCAAACCCATTAATTGGCAATAAAAAAAGACCCATTAAAAGGCTCAATGACAATACTATTTTCTTTTTCATTTGTTTCCTCCTATTTTTTCAAATTATAAGCCGACACACCAGTGATAACGCCTAAGAATGTTGCTGCTGCATTGATAGTGAGTACTGTCATATCTGTTCCATTCCATCCATACGCTTTCCCTAACGTCGCTACTAACACAGAAGCAGCTGGCAATACTGTTAAAACTGTCCATTTAATGACTTGATAATACTTATCGGGTAAAATCATTTCTTCTTAACTCCTTTCTTTTTACCTAGATCTTTCTCTAAACAAAGTTTTGATTTGTTGCGTATGCGCCACTAATTTTTCTGCATGCTTATCTAATCTTTCGTCGTGTTTTTTCAGTTCTTCATGAATCATCAATCGATCTGATTTGCTCGATTCTAAATCTTTTGTTAATAGTTCCAAGTTGTAACTCACTTGTGATAGTGTTTTCGTAATTTTTGTAAATGATGCAGCAATCGGTCTAATTACTAATAAAATCAAAGAAACGATAGCAGTTATTGATCCTGCTATCGCTCCCCATTCCCCTAAATTAATCATATTGCAACTCCTTAAATCAAAATAAAAAGCACATCAATTAAGATGCGCTCCCTTCTTTGCTAATAATTTTATCTGCTTCTTCGTCTGTAATGCATAGTGGAACGAATAGACGAACTTGATCGTCAGTAAAACAGCCCCAATCATACATCATTTTCACATCGCTAAAACTAAACATGCTACTCGCCTCCCTTTGAAGATGGATTTAGTTGCTCTTTAATTTCTGCAATATCCTTGCTGTTTTGAAGCGAAGTAAGCATCATTTTTGAATTGATTTGTGCTAAACTATCCGCTTTTTCTTTCAATGCAGTATTTTCCTGTTTAGTCACTACATCGTTTAGCATGATTTTAGCATTGAGCTGTTTTAGGTTGTCGTTTTCATGTTCCAGAGCCTCGTACATCGCTTTGAGATTGTTTAAATCGTTGTGATCTAACGCGTTCGCTAAAACAATCCATTGATTCAATTTAGGATCAAACATCTGATCAGCAATCGTTAACGGCTCGCCATCAGCACGTACCCCTTCAAGCGGTGGCTGATCCGTGTAAGGAACGGATACAAGCATGTCGTCCAATACTTTTCCTGCATACTCTCCGCCAGTACGTCCGTATTTCCAAATGTTTTTCATTTATTTCCCTCCTACTTTGTTTCTGGATAACTATCAGCTGTTCGCCATTCTCCTGAAATATAATGATTTCCTACTCGATTAGTTGCAAATTTAACCACTTGTTTACCATTAGAATCAGTGATAACCAAAGCACTAATTTCTCCTTGTGGAGTAGTCCACTGTACAACTGACAACGGAATCCCTCCAATTGTCCCTCCAATAGGAAGCTGAAATCCTAAAGGAATTTCTAGTAGATTCACATGTGAAGCTACGGCTGTTGTCGAGTTTGTTTTTACTCGTGCGTGAAAGAATACCCTATCACCAATACGTTCGAATTCGTATGAAAATTCATTAAATGCGCTTTGCTTATCTGATTGAATAGTAGTCAAACCAGATCCACTCTGTAACACACTACCTAAGTTTTCAACTGTTGCCACATCTACTCCGTCGATTTGGGCCCCATCTTTGAAATTTTTTAGTCCTAGAGCTGTTTGTGGATCAGTAAGAGTCATCACCTCACTAGATAAAGCAACTTTTTTCCAATTTCCCCATGCTGCGGGATTACCAGCAAACGTACGCATGTAAATAGAATTCTGAAATTCGTATTTTTGTATAGTGACTGCTTGTTCACTATAAACAGTTAGGAATCCATAAAGTTTGCCCGTGTATGGTGCATTAATTCCCGAAGAACTTGCACAATAATAAACACCACTTTCAGTGATGTCATTCCAATCCTGAGTAGTTATCATTGTATTTTTGAAAATCAAAGGACCAGATTCGACACTTTCTTTTGTTATAAAGTGTTGATCCGCTTCTACAATCTTTTCTCCAAGCGCAGTCATATCGCCATTTAGAGTTGTAAGAGAGTTTTTTGCTTCCCCGATGGACACTTGAATTTTTTCAACATCTGCATCAAACTCTTTTTTTGTCTCAGCCACTTTAGTATCAATCTCTGTCTTTGCATTAGAAACTATCTGCTCAATCTTATTAATTGTCTGGCTAAAACCATTAAAATAGTAATCTTCTAGCTCTGGCGTACTATCATCAATTGGACTCCGCTTGATAGAAAAAGTAAAACGACCAGCTGTATCTAACGAGCGGTCGTCTGGGAAATCAATATATACGCTACCTTCTACTTTTCCGACATATCCTAAAATATTATCTTCTAATACGATAGACACAATACCGTTCACGCGATCTTCGATGGTGGCGAGATAGTCATGTTTTCCATATCCCCCTTCTGCTGTTGCAGACCGAAACATCAATCGAATCGGAACAGTCGTCCCTTCGGGTAAGCTTTGAGGGATGCCGTTTTTCCGAACTAACTTCATTCGAAGCTTAGCTGTTCCTCGATCATGCGACCAAAAAACAACATTCGTCTGAATTGGATTGATTGCTTCTGCTTGAATCACGATAATCGATTCATTTATTTTAAACGCCATCAGGACAACACCGTCCCTTTAGTAATGATTAAGCCACGATCTTTAACATCTTCATTTATATCAGCAAAACCCACTGAGAAATTCCCACGAATGATTGCATCCTTACTCTTAGCACCTGTTGTGTTTTCTTTGCCGCTTGTTTGTTGCGATATAAGAACTTGTGACATTAAATTGGCATAAACTACAATATTTTGTCTATAAAAATAGCAACTGTTGTAGACGTTAGAAGCAGACAATCCTTCTGTATAAATCGCTGCGCTGATTAAATTTCTGTTATCCTCAGCAAATTTACACTTATCGACAGAAAGATATCCTCCTTGTAGCAACATCAGACTATATATTAATCCATTATTTTTGGGCGCATTTATAGTATCTACAAATTGAAGACCTGTGGCCTTGAAAAAACCTTTACATTGATAAAATGTAAGACTGCGAAGTTTTACTGGCATATCTGATTTTGATGGATCAATTACAGATGTATCATTTTTAGGGCCAATATGAATAGTAGTAGCACTAACATTTCTTATGAAAACATCTTCCAAATAAACACCATCATCTATCCAAATGCTAATTCCAGGAATAGAAATTAACGGGATCTGATTTACAGCCATCTGAATTGTTGCGAATGGTTTTTCTTCTGATCCATCTCCAATTTGGTCGCTCCCCAAATCAGCTGAAACATAAAGATTTATCCAGTCAGCACTACCACCAATGATTGTTTCTACACTATTGTTTAATTGAGCGACTTGTGCTTTTGTATCAGCTTGATTTTTTTCTAGGGTAGAGACGCTTTCAGAAACCTTTTTTTCGGTGTCTGTCAGTCTTCCTTGTAACGTAGCGAATGTTTCACCTTTGTGATTCACCCGAGCATCCACTACTTCGTTAGGAGAATCACCTCCTGAATGAAGCACTAAGTTATCGATTCGACTGTTCGTTGATTTGTCTTGATCAGACAGTTTCTTCTCAAGATCATTGAGGTAGTCAATGTTTTTATTGAATTTCTCTTTCCATTCCGTAGAGATACGGTTACTGATTAATTTTAACAGTCCCATCTATATCAGTCCTTTCTTTGCTAGGTTAGCCAGTATGGAAGTAATTGTTTTCTTGGTATTTGATAACACAATTTCTGGCGCTTTATTAGGAATGGCGGGATACTCAGTAATACCGACAACTTGAATATAAGTACTTATATTCAAAGGTTCATAAACAAAAAGGACCTTATCCCCTTTGTTAAGAGATACGGCCCATTTTAGTGTTACGGATCCTGAAACATCTGGATAGTCGTGTAACTGTTGTTTTAGATATTCAATCATATTAATTTGAATAGTGTAACGTTCGTCTTCTATTGGGTCTTGTATCCTGATTCCCCATTTCTGTGATTCGGGACTAGTATAAGTTACGGGAGGAAAGACATAATCACTATCTTTTAAATTGTCTGTGTTTGCATTTTCTTTCAACTTACCAAACCCTTTAATCTGTGTTTTCAAAGCATAAGTATCAATATCAAACGATACTTCATCCGTATTATATTTATATCGGATTTGTTGTTCGGTTATATTTCCATATTCTGAAATGGGGTAAAATACTAAATGCTTATTGTTTGGTATCACAACGGCACCGTAATCTTCCAAAATTTCATTAATAAGATTTAAATAATTATCATTTCCAAAGTTCTCCTGTTCCTTTTTTAAAAATACATTGTTGGGATCTACAAC